GCCTCAAGTTATTGTGCTGTGTCCTAATAGAGAACTCGCAAATCAAATTTTCTTCAATTTTGAATCGCTTAATACATATCTAGGTATTAAAGGTGCTCTTATTATGGGAGGAACAGGTGTAGAAGATAATTTCAAAGCTCTAGATGCTGGTGCTCAATTCATTGTAGGAACACCAGGACGAGTGTATGATATGATGAAGAGATATGTGCTTAAAACATCAAAACTTAAAACATTCGTTATGGATGAAGCAGATGAGATGCTTTCAAAGGGATTTAAGGACCAAGTATATGAAATCTTTCAATTTGTTCCTCCAAATACTCAGACTTGTATTTTCAGTGCGACGATGCCTCCTCATGCCATTGAAATTACAGAGAAATTCATGAAAAACCCAGTTAGTCTTCTTATCAAAAATGAGATGGTAACTCTTGATGGTATTTCTCAATTTTATCTAGGTATTGAACAAGAAACTTGGAAGGTTGCGACACTATTTGACCTTTATGACAGACTTAAAATTAACCAAACAATCATTTTCGTAAATTCGAAGCGGAAAGCAGAAGTGTTGAAAGAACAACTTGAAGCCAATAATTTTGTGATATCAATCATTCATGCTAATATGACACAGACTGATAGGGATAAGACAATGAAATCATTCAGAACTGGTGAAAGTAGAATTCTTGTTGCTACAGATGTCATCGCGAGAGGCATTGATGTCCATCATGTTCAAGTAGTAATTAACTACGATATTCCACGACATGTAGAAACTTATATTCATCGTATTGGTAGAAGTGGTAGATATGGACGTAAGGGAATTGCTATTAACTTCGTATCTGAAGCGGAGTTTGAGAAACTTGAACGTATTCAAAATTATTATAGCACTCAAATTGAACCACTCCCTGAAGATATTCGTAGTATTATTGGGAGCTAAATATGATAACTAAATAATTAAAATAAATAAATATATTTTTATTTACTTTAATCTATATACCATGAATTCATCATTTTAATAGTGCTTATCTTGTTATAAGATGCTAATGTATAATTATAATGAATAACATAGTGATAATCTCCAAGATTAGGAGGTAATGCCTTTACAATAGTTAAATATAAAGATTTTATAAACAAACCTGTTGGATAAGTAAATATTGGTAATAATCCATAGTTAAGATTATTGAGATTTTTGTTTACATATATTTGATCACATTCAAATGTTTCAATATCGATGTTGTTATAATTGAAAAAATCAATATTTTTTTGTGTGTTTTTAATATAAATAAAACCAGTATTAGCTTCTGACTTCAGATAATCACAATTAGGTATAAAATCTGCTAATTGTTGAGCAGTTTTAAACTCACCTATAGTTTTGAAATAATCAGTATATTTCTCATTAGATACAATCAAGTCTGTCTGTAATAATATATCTTTACCATTTGATAAACTTTCAAGATTGTCTAAAGGATTTTTATAAAATACAATATCTCCATCAGTAAACAATACTCTATCATATTTTAAAAGAGATTTATATATAGCCTTCATTTTATAAAAAACTATATGATTCCATCCTTCTCTTCTAAAGTCAATTAAATCTTCGGAGCCAGTGTTATCTAAAACTTCAAATTCACATTCAGGGTATTTATTACTTAGAAAACTATAGACATTTTCATCTAAACAAAATACAGTGATTTTATTTATAATACCAATTTTTCGTAAGGAGAATAACATATTATCGGTTATATCTTTATAGCCGTTATTTGTTAAGGTAATCAATCTACTATTCATTTTATAATAATTTTTAAAATAACTTTATGTAATAAATAATTTTCAATTTATATATTAATAAATGGGTAAATATAAAGATTTAGATCAAGAGCGTGTATATAATTCGGTAATAAAAATAGTTAATAACTCAATATCACCTAATTATATAATACCATATAGTGTAGATAAACAAACACAATCAATTGGAGCAGGATTTTTTATTGATAATAAAGGTCATGCGTTAACAGCAGCACATGTAGTTGAAAATGCTGTAGAATTGTGGATTAAACTCCCAATATATGGTCAAAAAGTGTTTAGTGGAGAAGTTATATCCGTTTATCCTGATTTTGATTTAGCAGTTATCAAGGTTAATGATATTCAAAATGAGCATTATCTTGAATTAGGAGATTCGGATAATATCAGTTTAAGAGATATTGTATACACTATTGGTTATCCTCGAAATCCTAAATATCCGATTATAACAACAGGGACATTATCAGGTAAAAGAGGTGATTATATACAAACTGATACTCCAGTTAATCCAGGTAATTCAGGTGGTCCTCTACTAAATACTGATAATAAAGTTATAGGTATTACCTCCGCGGTTCTTGCTGAAAGTGAAGATAGTAGTTTAATTATTCCTATAAATATTTTGAAGCAAAACCTAGAATCAATGATGACAAGTGATAATAAAATTATAAATAAGAATGTATTAGGTGTATTACTGGTTAATGGAAACGATAACTATCGTGATTTATACAATGTTCCAATTGGCTGTGACGAAGGTGTTATTGTTAAGGATGTTCTGAAAAACAGTCCTCTAAAAAAAGTGCTTAAAAAAGGTGATCTTATATGTTCATTTCATAATGGTGATAATTACTATGATATTGATAATTATGGAGAAACTAGCGTTGAATGGGAAACTGGTAAAATATCATTAGATCAACTTGTAAAAAGATGTATCCCAAATCAACAAGTAAAGATAAAATATTTTTCACATTCAACTACTAAGATTAAAGAAAAACAATTTAATCTAAAAACCTATAATGAAGTTTATCCAATTAAGAAAAACTTTTCATACATTGACAGTATGGATTATGAAGTTTTTGCCGGTTTAATTGTAATGGACTTAACCATAAATCATTTAATGATGCCTCAATTTCGAAATTTAACAAATCTTATTCATAATGGTGAAATTTTCAAACCACAATTGTTAATAACTCATATATTTTCTAATTCAGAAGTGGCATTATCGAGTAGTCTTAGTCCAGGTAGTCTAATCAAAACAGTAAATGGTGAAAATGTATCGTCATTAAACGAATTCAGACAAGCATTAATGAAGCCAATAAAAAAAAATAACAAACAATTTATTATTATCGAAAATCAAAATAACGATAATGCTATTGTTAATATTGAAAATCTTATTCAGGAAGAAATTAAGCTAAATAATACATATAATTATGAACAATCTTCAATTATTGACCATTTTATAAATATTTTTTCATAAATATTATCTAAAATATTATGTTATACTAAATTATATAATATGTTAGACACTATCAAAGAACAACTTAACAACCTTAGCAAAGGACAACTAATTACACTTTTAGTTGGATGTGTATTAGTATTAGTATTATCATTATACTATCTCTATAACTGTATTAAATCAGGCCAAGTAGAATATTTCGAAGAAAATAAAGATTTTTCAGAAGAAATGGAAATGGAGGGATTTTCCACAAATGATGTAGTAATTAGAATGTTTTACGTTGACTGGTGTGGATATTGTAAAAAAGCAAAACCAGGATATATGCAATTCATGAAAAATTATAATGACTCTAAACATTCGGGAAGAAATGTTAGAATTGAAATGATTAATTGTGAAGAAAATGAAGCGAATGCTCAACTCGCGGCAAAATTTGGAGTTAAAGGATATCCTACTATAATAGCATTAGTAAATGGTGAAAAACAAACATACGAAGGTGCTGATAGAAGCGAAACAGGATTTGTATCATGGCTCAAGAGTTTATTTTAAATTTTAAATATTAGTATAATATTATTTAAAATTTAGTTATCAAGTCTGATATCTCCAGCGGAGTATTCATTTAAGGTTTGATTCCCTCCTCTAATATCTAGAGAATCTTGACCGTCATGAAGTGGATAAAATTTTGTTCCTAGTTTCATAGGATCACTACTCTTATAAGAATTACAGTTAGCTACAGGAGGTCCATTTACTTGAAATCCTTCATTGCTCAAAATACTGGTAACATTTTCTAATACCTCTGTAGTGTGAAGTAAATTAAGAGTAATAAGAAATATAATTGTAATGACAAGAGCACCTACAAAATCTCTATGAGCCATGTAGGCAATTAAAAATAATACTGAACCTCTAAATACAGGATTATCAAAAAGACTCTTCAAACTATGAGGTAATTTCATATGTAATCTTGGACCATACATTGCTAAGAAAATAGACAATGTTGCGAAAAGATAAGTATTTTCTACTAAAATTTCAGGATTTAATAAATCTTTTAAAGAATTTACTATGGGTAATTGTTCAATACTGGAAGCCATTTTATAATATAATATTATAAAAAAATTTATTATCTATTTTATACATTATTTTCTTTATTAGCTATCATATTCTTAATCCATTCGTCAAAATTACATACTCTTAGTATATAGCTCATTAGAATTACAAACGCTGCCGCGAGTAACTCATTCTTATATATGAAATAAATTAAAAAGCCTAATATTGATGATACAAGTATTTGGCATCTATTATCTTCCAATGATACAAACATTTAATATAAGTAAAGATATTGGTTTTAAAATTATGTGAATAAAAAATAAATATTATTGTATGTAAATGAGAATAATAAATAGTATTATGGCTATGTTCTCTTTTACTAATATAATCAGACCTATTAATGGTCTTCAAATTCCTCATAATACGAATACTAATATATATAGTTCTAATAATATTATAAATAATAATAATTGTAATAGTTTTAATCAGAAAGCTAAACAATCTATTATAATTAATAATAAAAAGCTGATAACTATTAGTCCTGGTGGTCTTCAGGCATTTTATATGATTGGTATATGTAAATATATAAAGCAAAATTATAGAATTGATAATTCATACGCATTTGCTGGTGCCTCTGCCGGAGCATGGAATAGTTTATTTATGAGTTTTAAGGGCAATGATGATAAATTTATTGAAGCACTTTTTAGTATAAATTTTATAGGAATAAAATCCATAAATGATATTCAGCTTAAAATAAAAGATATCATCTTAAACGATTATAGATCAACCGATTTTAATCTTAAAAATCTTTATATTCCAGTATCAATACTAAGATATAATGGTATGTATCCTATGATATATAATGATTTTAGTGATATAGAAGATGCGTTGGATTGTTGTATTACAAGTTCGCATATACCATTTGTTACTGGTGGACTAGTCAGAAGATATAATAATATCATATCTTTTGATGGTGGAATAATAAAAAATCCATATCCATCTAATTTTACACCTATTATTAAGATAACACCTAATATGTGGAGAAACCGTAACAATGATTTAAATTATTTTGATAAAAGTAAACTAGATATTAAAAGTTTATTTATTGAAGGATATAATGATGCTAAGGACAATAAATCATATTTAGATAAAATATTCAATTAGATTTTTTTATAACATATGAAATTAGCTAATTGTTTTACTGTTACAAATAAATTAGATAATATATAATCATGGCATTTTTCCATATGTGGATATGAGTTTATATTAGTAAATAATATCATAGAGTCCGCCGGCATACGTGTTCTAAAAAATTCAAATTCAAATAATCTATCATTTACACAATTATTTCCTGAAAGAATTACAAATGAATAAGAATTAATTACTCTCTTTTCTTTATAATAGTACGGAACACCATCACTATATCGTTTGAAAAATTCTCGATTATCTAATTGTATAAACAATGAATGAATACTATGTTTTAA